GTCAAGGTCGACCTGTCTGGCTTTGACGACGCGGAGGAGCGTTTTCGCATGCTGGCTGTATTTCTCGAGAAGGCTGTGAAGGCTTCGTACACGGGAATGATTGCACTGATGACGGGCGCAAAGTCTGGTCGCACATACAAGATCGGCAAGAAGTCATATCAAGCATCCGCGCCAGGACAAGCACCAGCGGTGCGAACTGGATTCCTGCGGACATCGATCACCATCGGCAAGGTCAACGACTACGAGTACATCATCAGCATCGCGGCGCCTTATGGCAAAATACTCGAGTTCCAGATGAATCGTCCATTTGCTATCCCTGCCAGCACTAAGGCATGGACGGTGTTCCAGGGTGTAATAGGGAAGTACTTCAATGGTTGAATCCTTAGTCGTCGACGAGTGGATATACGACACGCTCACAGCTGACGCTACGCTGCAGGGACTGCTGGCGGTAGACAATCGAGCGCCTTCGTACCAGCAGGGAATATACCTATACTTTGCACCGGAGAAGGACCCGATCAGTCTAAAGCAACCACAGGTTCCATACATCGTGGTGCGTCATCTAGACGCTGGTCAGACCGACACGACATCGGTGTGTGGTGGCCGCATTGTGACCACGTCAAGCCATCAGGTGTGGTGCTGGGACACGCAGTCTGGTGCTGTGTCGATGGCACGCATCAAGGGCATCGTGGACCGCATTGACACGCTGCTGAATCAGCAGTCGGTAAACTCGACAACTCCTGTATTTTTCCTAAATCGCGCGAGCGTCAGCTCATCGATAGACGTGTCCCAGGATGGACGCGTCGACAATGGCATATCACAAGTCTATGTCGCCACAATAACTCCATAGAGGTAACTATCAGATGGCCCGTCCACTACTCGCAAAAGACGTAACACTCACAATCACTTTCACCGCAGCTGCACTGACAGGTGACACGACTGCACTCCCGGCAACGACTGCGACTTCGGTTCAGTGTCTCGCGAAGTCGTTCTCGACAACAATCACACAGAACATGGTCAACGCCACGGCACTCTGCGCGACATTTGAAGCATCACTCCCGACGACACAAGCTGGCACCGTCAACCTCGAGCTGTATATCGACAACACCGTCGGACCATTGTTTCAGACAAAAGTCGGATTCGGCTGTGAGATTGATGTCGACCTTGATGGCGCTGCTTCTGTTGCTGGCAACGTGATCAAGTATTTTGGTATGGTCACAGAAGCAGGCTTAAGCCTGACTCCGGAAGAAACACAGACTGAGACCGCGACCATCAAGCTTGGCGTGTCGGGTATCACTGGTCTGTCAGGATCATAATTTGAGTAATTCAATCTTTGACAACATCCCAAAACTAGAGGGTCGACCGAACTATGTAGTCGACATCGAGCGCTTTATCGGTGCACCTGGTTCGTTCACATTCCGTGAACCGAAGGCATCCGATCTGTTTCCTCGACCTGAAGTCGAGAAGATGTTAAAGATTGCATTTCCAGAGTTCCCTGCACAGATGCTTCAGATCTTGATGATCATGGCACGTTGTTATGTGACTCAACCTGGAGACGGTGAAATCAATCCAGCGCGTCGCTTCGCACAGCTGGCCCGTGACCGGTCCGACATCTACCTCTTTGTTGTCGGACAGTTCGCGGCAGCGTTCCCGATTAATATCGAGGAAGCGGTAGACGAAGTCCCAAACGACTAAACGGGGTGGCGCAAAAGATTCTGTACAACAGTGTGAGACATCTGAAGCGTCATCCCCGTGAGACCGATTTGACACTCGATGAATTTGCCGAAGTCGCATGGGCGGGTGAAGTCTGGGAAAATCAGATCGTTGAGATTGTCAAGGCCGTCATGTCGGTCCTGGCTAAAAGGACACTCTAATGGCGCTTGGCATATTCGACATCATCTTTAAAGTTTCAGGCGCTGGTGATGCTGTCCAGTCGCTGAAAAACATCAAGACAGAAGCGAAGTCGACAGCTGATGGTCTTGATAAAACCAAGCAGTCGACTGACGCACTGGGTAAGCAGTTTCAAGGTCTTCTCGCAGGAGCTGCTGTCGCCGGTTTTGCTAAAGGTGCAATCGATGCAGCTGTGTCATTCGACTCAATGCAGCGTGCACTGGCCACGACTGTAGGTTCTACTGAAGAACTCAATGCACAGATGGACCGTCTGCGTAAAGTCGCACTTTCCCCAGGCATTGACCTAAAACAAACGGTCTCTGGTTTTATCAATTTGAAGGCTGCAAAGTTTACTACGAAGGAAGCAGAGGACGGTTTGCGAGGTATCGGTAATGCTGTCGCATCTGTCGGAGCACCAGCCGAAACTGTTGGTCGTGTTGTCACAGCCATCACACAGATGGCCAATGGGCTACAGGTCAATCAAGAAGAACTAAACCAGTTACGTGAAGCACTGCCAAACTTCGGAATGATTTTGGAGCGGACGTTCGGAACAACTAACACCGACAAAATCAAAAACATGGGATTGTCTGCTAGAGAAGCTGCAAAGCAGATCCTGGTAGGCTTTGGTAAAGGTCCACAGGCAACGGCTGGAATGCAGACAGCGCTTGACAACCTTAACGACACATTTAATGCTCTAAAGGAAACAGTCGGTGAATTACTGTTTAAGATGTTTAGTGGGTTTGGTCCTGCATTGACGAGTGCAATGGAAACAGTGACGAAGGCCGTCAGAGGAATCAGCGAACAGGGTTCAATACTAAACAAAGTTTTTCAGGTGTTCCTGGCGTTTGGACTCGCTGCCGTCGTTGTTGATCTGGCATTAAAGTTTGGCATTTTCATCGATGCTGTTATGAAGGCAATCGTGGCAGTTCGCGCTCTTGGAATGACGGGACTTATTGCGAAGGCATTCATATCACCTGAAGCGGCAATCGCTTCGGCTGTCGCCGCAGCTGGTCTGGCTGTTGGAGCTGCTCTTATCTTCGATCAAGTCATGAAGGGTATAAATACCAAGACTAAGATCGAAGGCACTGGCGGAGCAGCTGCGGGATTGACACCACCAACCGTGACAGGCATCGGCACTGCTGCCGACACTGCCGCGAAAGCTGGTAAGTCTACCGAAGGCAAGGGCGGACTTATCAATACAATGGTTGACATCGCGGCATATGCAGCCAGGATGCAAGCGGCTTTTGTGGACATGGCGAAAAGCATGGAAGGTCATCTGTTCGAGATCGCAAAGAACACCGGCAGCACTCGAGATCTGCTTGACCTTCGGAAACAGACATTCGGTGGCGGACGCCTAGGCGCCATCGGTGTCACGGCTTCTGAGCTCAACGCTGGAAACAATGCGACGAACCAGGGTGGCGTCGGCATCATTCCACAGACACTCATCCCGGCATCGACCGACCTCGAGCGAGCTATGCGTAAGATGATGATTCAACAGGGTCGACAGAATCTCGTCACTGAGATGAGGAGAATCTAATGGCGACTAACTGGCCGTTGAAAGTAGAAGTCGACTGTCCTGAGCCACGTCCTGACCTAGGACGGGTATGTGTTGGTGCTGACGGAACTTCGTGGGACCGTGCCAACAGCACAGGCTGGTTTGACAGTGTTACGAATACCGCGATGCCAGCACCTCTCCCTGTGACTGAAGGATGGTCCAGCAACTACAGCGGACTCTATGCGCGTGTGCCACGAAGTGCCTACACGCTCGTCACAGGGTCTGTCTGGAAGCAGATGGAAATCAATGCGGCTGGCGATTATTACCTCACAGCGACGACGCTCGGAACCGCGAATGCGGAGTATGTCAAAACGACGGCTTCGTACGTCGCAAATCAAGGCTGGTACATTTCCGCCTATGTCCCGAACTGGGTCGACAAAAGTTCACTGCCATTCCTTCGAGTGCAGTGGGGCTACGGATCCGCATCGACAGTCGAGCTCGTGTTCCGTGGTGATGGAAGTTGCATCGTTTACAAGGATGGCATCCAGAAGGGCGTCTACGACCAGAATGACACGAACAAGAATCCTGGTCGAAGCGTAACGACGGCGGCGTCTGTTGGTCAGCGTCAGGTCAGCCTGATGATCATTCCGCTCAAGCGTCGTGAGATGCTCGTGACATCGACCTTCGGCGCTAACTTCTGTCACACCTTCGAGGGGCTTAACGATGTCGAGGGAAACGTCATCCTGCCGTCTGGAAGTTTCGCCTGGAAGGTTCCCTATGGTCGACCGACTGTCCAGATTTCACCTGTGGCATACGAGACGACTGGCATCTTCTACAGCAAAAACATCACCTTGCGTTATCCTCCTCCGGTTGGTGCGACCTTCGTTCCGCAGCTGTGGGGTGATGTCGTTGGCACGTCAGCAGGAACTGTCACGACAGCGGTCGCAGTCACGGACCAGTTTAGTCCGTACACTCCTGATGGCGTCATCTCTAACCTCCGCATCAAGGTCACCATCACGACTCCAAGTCCATACACGCAGACCTATGGAGTGTCGGCAGCGATGGCAAGCAGTACACCAGCGGCGACGTCCACATACAATGGTCCAGTCGACATCACGCAGTACATCGACAACCTTACCCTAAGTGTCGACGAGACATCACGCACCACGCTAAAGATGAGCGCCAGACGTCAGAAACTTCTTGATGCTGGCGTGGCACAGCCACAGATCACAGGTGACAGACCGATTCGCGTGGCGATCTCTGACAGTGCATCACCGACACCGGTCTACACGGATATCTTTCGAGGCACACTGGCGCCGCCACAGATTCAGTATGAGCAGGGTGATACTTCACTTAAGTTCTCGACGCTCCAGTTTGAAGGTATGGACCGCTCGCGTGACTTTGAACTCTACTATTACCAGGACGGCATCCTATACGACGGCTACACCGCAGAAGCCGCGATCGGTGACATGATGACTATGGCGGGATATCCTCCGGCCACATACCTCCTCTATAACGACACAACAGGAATCGATATCTCTCGCAGTCCAGACATAGCCAGGGGATACAGCAGCTTTGTGCCGCAACGCGGCGACACGACAGCCTCGATGATCAATAAGTTGAAGACCGACTATGCTGCAACATTTATCACTGGGTGGTCACCGACCACGACAGGCTACAAATACCAGTGGTCGAATCCTATTGATCTTAGCTCAGCGAGCGTGATGACTTTATACCAAAGTGTTCCGGCAGCAGCTGCTGCTGGCGTCACTGCGGCGCTGCAGAATAAGCGCGTGGTCCGTAAGATGACAGCTCATTATGAATCTCCAGAGTGCAATCAGATCACAGTCATCGGCCAGGACCCCCGAACTGGCGATCTGCTCTACGCTTACGAAGCTGACGATGCTTCGCAGACTGCTGGCACTGCTCCAGCGGCTAGGCCTTACAACTGGAGAGGTCGACCTGTACCGTACATCCTAAGTGATCCGAGCATCACATCCGGCACTGTTGCTTATCAGGCAATGGTGGCACTCAAAGACCGACTGATGACAGGTCGAATCCTGGTCGAGTGGGAGAGTGACTTTCTTGTCCTATCGACTACAAATCGACCTTTATGGGTGCGTGACGTGGTGACTATCATGCAGCCTGACGGTGTGACCATCAAGGGCGTGTATCGAATCATAGCCATTCCTACAATCGAGTTCGTGGTCGAGGCTGGCGTCCGGCAGTTCCGCCGCGCTGTCTATCGTGGCCTATACCTGAACGATGGTGGCGAATAGTGCCATATATCGATGGCACGCGTACATCGACGCTCACGATGTCGCACACACAGAATGTAACTCAACGTCTTTGGAACACGTTCGCCACGCAACCGCCGGATCCTGACTACGACACTCACTTTACCGACTTCACGTTCGGTGGACACCTTGGATTCCTCGGATCACTGGCGATTGTCACAACAGTTAATTGTCCAGCACCACTGGCAACCTGGACGTGGGAACTTCGTGCAAACCTAGCGGTAAACAACGGGCATGGAAGCACTAACACGGGATACGTCGTGCTTGCATCAGGGACCGCAGCAGGGACAACTCCATATGTCGACGTGAGCGTTACATGTGCTGGAACGTTCACCGCATCGGTCTCGACAGATAAACTCTGGGACGTCACTGAGACGGCATATAGCTCGAGCGTGGCGCCGACAGTGTTCCCTCCACAAACGGCTTATCGCTGGTATGAGATGACTACGAGTGGCGCCACG